ATCCTTGGCTTAAGTGAGGATGAGTTGTTCATTGAGGCATCCCGTCTGCCCCCCGACATGCAAGAGGAAGTCGCTGAGGTCGTTCGTCTGTATCGTTCCCTCAACAAGAAACCGTAATACCAGCCTATGCCTGCCCTCAAACTGCACTATCGACACAACCACCGTTACGAGCCACATTACCCGAGTCATGGAGACATCGAGCGGGTGGCTGGCGAAGTGCGACGACAACTCGGGCTTTCAGACCGTCGTGCACTGACCATTGCAGACGTGGCAGCGATCAACGAGCTTAATGTCAACGGCGTGGCATACGATGTTTGGCTTGACCTTGAACACCAGGTCCATGACGAACACAAAAATCCCGTGTTCGGAGTATTTGAATTCACACCAACCAGTTCGGTCGATGCGGTTTCGGTGTGCGTATCCCCTGCGAGTTCAGGCATTAGTGAAGAACTGCGCTTGTCGACTTTGGCTCATGAAATGGGTCATGCAATTTTTGATGGCCCAGCGCTTGTGTCACACCACCAGAATCAGCCGCTTGCAGATTTGATGCAAACCGGCACTGTTCGGGCTTTCAGACTGGTGACAGAAACGCAAGCCCAATTGCAAAAAGCAGACAACCTACTGCCATCTCATATTCGATTTGCAGAACTTCGCGCCAATGAGTTTATGGGCTCACTCTTGGTGCCAAGAGATCTGTTGTGGGAAGTGGTGATGGAAGAAGCCCCCAAGCACGCCCTTGAAATTCGTTACGGTGAAGACACGCTTTTCGCGGAGACCCCAGATGGTGAGAAAAAAATTGTCTGGTCTGAAGTCACCTATGACATGGACTGCTGGTCGTTTACACGAGCCTTGGCTCCTCATTTTGGGGTCAGCCCGGCTTTCATTGAAGTGCGCATGATGCGCTATGGGATGATTTCTTCGGAAAACAAGGCCAACTGACCGGACTAATCAACAGCGGGCACCTGCGGGTGCCTTTTCTTGAATCACATCGTTAACCATTGACTAAACGCGCAAAGGCAAAAGAAGATGAAAAACCAACCAATTGACCAAACCTATCTCGATGCCGCGCTATCTGCAGCGGCAACTCGGACTTACCGCCTCGCGGCCCGCTTGGGACTTCCCAGTGCAGACAGGGAGGACCTGCAGCAAGAGTTGTTGCTTGACTTGCTTGAGCGGGCTCCAGGTTTTGATCCGCAACGTGCATGCGCCAACACATTCACCGGCGTTGTGTCCCAGCACCGCGCCGTCGAACTGCTCGATGCACTGATGAAGGACCGTGCGCGCATGTGCTTCTTCTCGGGAGGCAGTGAGGCGGCCAATGACTCGCAAATGGGTGAACCTGATCAGTACTTAGATGACAACGTGGTGCCCATGTGGGCCGATGAAACCGATTTGGTCGCTGACCACATGGCTTTGCTTGATTTGGATAAAGCCCGCAAATATATGAGCGACGAGCAGATTGAATTTTTTGATTTGCTTGATGCCCACCTCGACCTGTCCAGTGCCTGCAAAGCCAGTGGCGTATCCAGTGCCACGTTCTATCGGCGTGTCAATGAAATGCAAATGCACCTTCGAATGTTCGGTTTCAAGTTGGCGGCGTAAGTCAAATGCCGCAGGCCAAAGTGGCCTGAGAAAAACCATGACCTCGACCAGTAAGAACCTACATATCGCGTGAAAAGCCATGAGCAGTGAGCTCCGCCATCAGCGCGATTGCAAGAGACGGCAGTACCACCCGGTTGGGTTGTGGAAGCCAATTGATCAACACGCTGATGGAGTTTGCAATTGTTAGCACCTACAAAATTTTTTGAAATCACCCAAGCCCATCTGGGCTTACCACCAGACCCGATGCCGCTCGTGCAGGAGCGCAAGGTCTATGTACCCACTGTCGCCTTGAGTGAGGCAAACCTGTGCGACTGGATTGCCAGTGCATCAGTGGGTCAAGCCATTCTTTATCACGAGGGGTTGTTACTGCGGGATCGCTCAGAGATCAGCAGCGACCGCTCGACCAAAGACCGCGCACGCATTCATGCCGTCGCGCGCAGAGCCTGGATCGCTTGCGAATTCGGTCTCGTGCATCTTTTTAGCCAGCGTATTTCAGATAACAACTACCGGTATCTGGCCATACGAACGAGCAGTTCTCTAAAGCCCCCAGAAATTCGTGCTCGATTGCGCACGGCACAACCCACCACCCGTAAAGCCCATTGAAAGAGAGATACAGATGATTGCCATACCCGCCATCCTGGACGAAATCGGCCAGCTTTCTATGGCAGAGCTAGATGCTCTGCCACTTGTTGAACTGGACTACCTCATCAGGCAGGTCAGTGAAGTTCGCGATACCGCACGGCACTACGAAGCTGCGCTGCACTCAACGCTGAACAGCCGTTTTGCACAACAGGCTCAAGAGCTTCGCCAAGAGGCTGGCAAGTCCACCGGCACTGTGCGCTTTGAGGTCGACGGCTACTTGGTGGTCGCTGATTTGCCAAAGCGCCCAGAGTACGACCAGGTCAAACTCAAAGAAGCCGTGGAAGCCTTGCGTAAATGGGGTGAAGACCCAGAAAACTACGTCGGTATCGAAATCAAAGTCGCCGAGTCCAAGTACAACGCCTGGCCACCCGGCATCCGCGATCTGTTCGAACCTGCACGCACGCTCAAAACGGGCAAGCCCAGCTACAAGCTCGAGCAGATCAAGGCCGGAGAAATCCCCGACGCTGCCAACGACAGTCACTTTGGTGGGGGTGTGTGATGGCCATTTCACTTGCACAACTTACACGCGCCAATACGCCCAAGCCACCCCGCATTCTGATTCACGGTGTTGCAGGCGTTGGTAAAACCACCTTCGCCGCAGAAGCCAGCAAACCTGTGTTCGTGCAAACGGAAGACGGTCTGGGAACAATTCCGGCAGCTAGCTTTCCGCTTGCACGCACGTTTGAGGAAGTCCTTGAGTCACTGGCCTCGCTGTACACCGAAGACCATGACTTCAAAACCGTGGTGATCGACAGCGTGGACTGGCTTGAACCCTTGGTTTGGGGCAAGGCCTGCCGCGACAACGGCTGGGGATCGATTGAAGACGCCGGGTACGGCAAAGGCTACGTGGCCGCTTTGAGCCTGTGGCGTCAGTACATCGACGGCCTGAACGCCCTGCGTGACGACCGTGGCATGACTGTTGTGCAAATCGCGCACACCGACATCAAGCGTTTTGACTCGCCTGAGCACGACCCCTACGACCGGTACGTCATCAAGTTGCACACCCGCGCAGCGGCGCTGATGCAAGAGCACTCCGACATCGTGCTGTTTGCCAACTACCGCATCTCCACCGTGAAGGCCGATGTCGGCTTCAACAAAAAAGTAAACCGCGCCATGGGCTCGGGCGAGCGGGTGATTCACACCGCCGAGCGCCCAGCCTTTTTGGCCAAGAACCGCTATGGCCTTCCTGAGACCCTGCCACTGGACTGGCAGTCCTTTGCCCAGGCCATGCCCGATGTGATCAAGCCCATGTTGATCGCCAACCCAGTCACCCCCACCAACCCCACCACCTGAAATTGAAATAGGAGAAAACACCATGGCTTCATTCGGACAAACTTTCGACGCATCCTCAGTTGAACCCAGCAGCGGCTACGAAGTCCTGCCACCCGGTAAATACCTCGCCCAAATTGTTGCAAGCGAAATGCGTGCAACCAAAGACGGCATGGGCCAGTACCTCTACCTTGAGGTGGATGTCATTGAGGGGCAGTACGCAGGCCGCAAGCTCTTTGATCGCCTGAACCTCATCAATGCCAATGCAGATGCTGTGCAAATCGCACAGCGCACGCTGTCATCTATCTGCCGTGCCGTTGGCAAGTTGCAGGTCAGCAATTCGGAGCAGTTGCACCTCATTCCATTGATTGCTGATGTGCGTGTGCGCCCCCCGAAGGGCATGTATGGCGAGAGCAACTCGGTCCGCTACCTGCCTCGCAGCGGTCAGGCTGCAAACGCCCCCACATTCAGCACTGGTCCAGCCAACCCGCCAGCGCGTCCTGCCGTTGCTACAGCAACGCCTGCTGCCAACGGACTGCCCTGGAAGCGCCAAGCCTGAGGTCCCACTGCATGCACGAACACTTCACATTGCATCAACACGCGCTTGAGCCGGTTCACCTGCCGGACTCTGCGCAGGGCTGTCGGGAGCGAATGGCGGCGCTGCAAGGCGAGATTGCTTCCATTCGTATTCAGATCGCAACGACTGACATCCGGCGGCAAACGGAGAAGAAGACGCTTGATGCTGCCTGGTTCCACCGCGCAAAAACCGCGCTGCGTTTAAAGCAGCAGGAGCTGGCGCAGGTGACTGTGCATCTTGCAACCTTTGATAAACGCGCTGCGCCCAATCACCGTGATGCCTTCAAAGACACCTTGATTGAAGTGGTGCGTGAAAACTGCAATGACCAGGAGTGGGCGGGCCTGGTGCAGCGTGCGCGTGACTTACACGCGAGCCAAGGAGGAAACCATGGCTGAACTGCCCGCCATCACAAGCCTTACCCGCGAGGCCATCTTCTCTGGCTATGAAGCAGATGCCAGTGATGGGTTTCGCAGCCACCTTGGCGCGTCCCTCATTGGCAAGGAATGCGAGCGTGCGCTTTGGTACGACTTTCGCTGGGTCACGCGAAGTAAGCACCCAGGCCGACTTCTGCGCTTGTTTGAAACCGGTCAACTGGAGGAGGCGCGCCTGGTGCTGAACCTGAGACGCACCGGTGCGACTGTGCTGGAAGTCGATCCCGAGACTGGACGTCAGTTTCGTGTTCAAGCCCATGGCGGCCATTTTGGAGGTTCGCTCGATGGCGTTGCTATCAATTTGCTTGAAGCACCCAAAGTCTGGCACGTGCTGGAGTTCAAGACGCACTCCAACAAGAGCTTTGGCGATCTGGTGGCCAAGAA